CGGTCTGGGCGAAGGACAGGCTCGCGAATAGGAGAAGCGTTAGAAATGTTTTCATGGGATCACTTCAGGGAAAGACTCATCGAGTACTCGGTACCAGAGATCGCATTGGATGCGTCTTCGTTGTCTCCGGTCCAGAACATTGCCGCCATGGAATTGCCGCAGCGGTCGATCATGTTATTTGGGCGAGAGCGAGGTAAGGATTACTTCAGCGAGAGCGACATGTAATACTCGTAGGCTTCGACGACGAACGCAGTATTCTCGTCGTCTCCGGTCCAGAACATCGCGGCCATCGAGTTCCCGCCGAGCAGGCCGCTGGGCACGTTGGCCGTGACCGTGTTCGTCAGAACGTGGTCGATGAAGAAGTTTACCGACGTACCGGTGGTGGTCATCTCGAAGGTATGGGGGTTGGTGTCCGCCGCCACGCCGGTCGAGGTGCATTGCCCCGAGCCCCCGGCCGTGTAGGCGCAGGCCATCCAGTCCGTGTCGGTCCCGCCCGCGAAGCGGAAGCCCACCATGCTCCGGGTGGGAGTGTTGGTGGCGAAGGAGGTGGTTCCGAGGATAGCTGCTCCGTTGCCTCCGGTGCCGCCGGAGAAGTAGACGGCCAAGCCCTGCCAGTATCGACCGCTCAGATTATCGGCCAGAAAGCGATGCGTCCAGCGATACCAAGAGCCGATTCCGTAGTCCCCGTAAGAGGCCCCGGTCCCTTGGTCCATCCCGATAACCGTGGAAGTAGAAGCCGAGCCGGACCCAATAAGGGCGGCTGCGCCCCCATCCGTGTAGGTAGGATTGATGAGCGTGAATCCTGAACTGGGGAGAATCGTAGCTAAGTCGTTGCTTGCTCCGTAGGTGCTAAAGGTCCCTGACCCGAAGTCGAAGTAGGTCGTCACTTGCTTGGGGGCCGCACTCACCGCGTCCCAAGCCGAATCCCCGTTCACGTTGTAGCGGATCGTGTCCCCAATCTGGGGAGAAGCGGGGAGGGCGGGGCATCCACTGGTGGTCGCCCCTCCGGCGGAGTCCGTACATAGAGGTGCTGCGGTTCCAGCTACAGTTCCGGCGCTCAAAATCTTGCTGTCTGTCCCTTGTAGAGCTGCCGACGATGTGATTGTGCTGGCAGTGGCTGCGATCGGGACTTGCCCAGCGGTCATACCGGATACGCCGCTGCTGGTCAGAAGCGATGAAACCGGTATTCCGCCATCCTGAATCTGCCCCGTCGTTCCCACTTCCGTTACGACATGCCCTGCTATCGTGCCGCTCGTTGGACCGGTGGTAATCCCTGCGCCGGACCCGGCGAGGGCTTCGGAGGAGGTAACCGTGCTTGCGGTGGCTGCGACCGGAATCTGTCCTGCCGTCATACCGGATAAGCCGCTGCCCCCACTACCGCCGCCTCCCGATCCATTGACCGCACAATAGCCGCTTTGGTTGGCTGCGAAGGTAAACGTGACCACATACGTCGAAGTGTTGACCGTGACATTTTCCGGATAAATAGCATTGGCCGGACTGTTATTATCCCAGCATTGATAAAGCAGTGCTGTAGTCCCAAAGCTTGTTGCCAGAGATGCCGAAAGCGCATTTGTGAACGATACTTCCTCATTCGGCAATCCACCCCCGCCGCCGCTTCCTCCGAGACTGCATTCCCACGATCCATCAACATAGAAGGCAAACGATCCGCTTCCCCCGCCGGTGCATGGGCTGGAGCCAGGCGTCCCATCGCTGATGTAGATCAGGTTGGTCAAGCCCACCAGCGAAGATAGCTGCGAAAACGTGGAGGCTCCGAGGAAAATCCCATCCGGGAACAGGAAGGAGCCGAGAAATGTCATGTCGGTTCCCGCAGGCTGGTTGATCGTCTGGTTGTTTGTCGGATTGCCGTAGATTTCGACAAACCCCGGCACGGGAGGGGGCTGGCTCATCGGATCGGCGGTAACCAGGTTGAACGTGCCCAAGCTTGCTCCATTGCCGCAGGTATGGATGGCCGCACTAGCCGAGCAGATAACGTAAGGAATGCCGTCTCGCAACGGATGAGAAGCATCCTTCATGGCCGTCAGTTCGTAGTAGGTCGAGACCACGTTGCCGCAGGTGATTTGATCATTGCCGATAATCTGGCCGACGACCGCGGAGCCTGGGGTTGCGGGCCGGAGGTCGAAAGAATCCTGCACGACTGCATCCGGCTGGCCGGGTATCACTGGAATGTTGTCGCCGCAGTTCACCAGTTGGAAATGCAGATAGGCCGTCCGATAGAGATTCGCGGTACCGCTGGTCATCGTGCCCGTGGTGAGGTTGGTGTTGATCGATACCTGGGCAGACGATGAGAGCGCCAGCAGAAAGAACCATACATAAAGAAGATGTTTTCTCATTGATCGCCCTTATTTCCCTTGCGGGCCTCTTCGGCTAATTTCTGCCGGATGTTGTTGCCGTAATAGATTTGCTGCCCCAATTCTTTTTCCCGTTCTTCCTGCTGAATCTTTGAGAGTTGCAGCATGGCTTGGGTGGGGTCGCCTTGCCAGAGTTTGTTGAGACGTTCTTCCACGCGCTCCTGATAGGGCTTACGGGTTGGTTCGGGATGCGACATCACGATGTACTTGCAGCTATCGACTGCGTGATTGTCCTTATCGACAATGGCTTCGCTCAGATTCCGAGTCAGGAGTTGCTGCGCCGTCAGCTTCACACGTCGGATGCGCATGAGTTCCCAGAGAAGATTCGGGCAATCCCAGTTGTGCAGTCCAGGCTGAGGACGTTCGGAATAATTGCGGCACACGATTCGAATGGTCGGCTCGCACTCTTCCAGGTTGCCCCAGTGCATCAAGAGGCGTTCCGCGAAACTCACGTCCGAGCGGTCGCCGTGAAAGGGGGAAAAGATGCTGAGTCCTTGATCTTCGTAGAGTTCATTGATTGAGCGCGCGCGTTGCTGGGCTTCTCCCGGACGTGGTGTCTGCTCCATGGTGCGGCTGAAAATGCTGGGGTCGGCATGACAAACATCCATGCGGAAGATGTCCTGCATTTCCTTCAGGCGTGGCGCATGCTGCCAAACCTCAAGACCAGGAACGTAATACTCGCCGCAGAAATATCCATTGCCATCATGGTCGAAGTAGCAACGCTCAACGACAGTCGGATTCGTCTTGCCGTAATCGGCGCCACCTTCAACTCGCCACGTTGGATCTGGTCGCCAGCGCACGTCAGTGATAACGATTTTCTCCCAGTGGGTGACCAAGGTATCGGCAAACACCAGCTCACCTCCGCCGGCTTCGTCTCGAATCTCCTGCTCGCGGTCCCAATCGGCCTGCGAGGTGTACTTTCGTCGTTCGTCTTTTTTCCATTCCGGATGAGTTTCTAAGTTTCGATCCGGATGAGCCGTATAGTGGACCCGCACTACGGGAATGCCGCCAGTCGTCCGTCGTACCCGGACTCCGGGCCTGACGTCGACTTCGCTCTGGGCGGGCAAATCCTTGGTTTGCTGGAGGGCTTCGAACATTTTCATGTTATGATTTCGCCGATATGAAAACGATTGTTGCCAAAGTGGCCTAGTCGGTGGTTCGGATGATATCCCGCCTGGCATCTGCGTACCATGATGGGCCAGCGCTTGAATTAAAGATCACCTTCCCGCGGACTGCGGAAAGAGCCTCGTTGTAGCATTCCCCGGCATCAGGTTGAAACGAACTTTCGTCATTCAGGTAGCCCCAGGGATGGTAACTGCGAATCTGGTCGGCGCCTCCAGGAATGCCCACGACGTATCCGCCTGCGGCAAAACTGAGCGAGTGTCCCGGCTGTTGGTCGACGGGCTTGGTCAAGGGGTAAGCATCCTGCAACCATGTTGGCTGACGTCGGTAAAGACACTTGGCGTACTCGACCAACTGAATTACCTTGTCGTCTTTTTGCGTTTGGAGGAGCACGCCGCGGTGTGGGACTCGCATGGCATTCAACGTCAGATAGGCCACGCAGGCCCAAGACACCATCAAGTCACGCGATTTTTCAATCCAGGTGATCTGCTCACATTCGAACGTGTCAAACAGGTCGCGGAAATAATCGTACTGTGGGAAGCGTTCATATGGCGACGGTCGATGTTCTTCTACCCAGTGTTCGTTATAGGTTTCAGTATGCTCCGTCGCCCAAATATAGGCATCGCGTGTCGCGTCACCAGCTCGAGCCTGAATGTCGCGTGAAGCTGCCGCGCGCGATTTCTCCAAGTCCTCGACCGGCCTATAGCGCTGACGTTGTTGGATTTCCCACGTCGCTCGCGCCCTCGCCCAGCGGGGATCGGAAACGAAGCGGAAGCTCGCCAGTCTTTCGGTAATCTTCGAGTTCCTGATCATTCCAACCGGCAAAGATGTCGATATTGGCATGCTTTACACTGAGTCCGAAAATGTCTTTCAATTCTCGCAGCGCCATGACCCGCGCCGAATCGGTCTCCGCCTTCTGGGAAAGTCGGTCCAATCGGTTGATGATGTCGTTGCGCGTGATCTTGACGCCGCGGGCTTCGTTCTTGCCCAGCTTGTCGAAGAATGCGGCTTGCTTTTTCTTGATCGCCGCCCGCACCTGGGGGCGGTTGAAAACGGCAGAGGCCACGGCCTTGGGGAATTTATAGCCAGCCTTCTGGGCCGCTTTAACCTGATTTCCCTCATAGAAGGCTACGAACTTGAGTTCTTTTGGGGCGAGCGGCCGATCTTTCTTGGGCCGATCTTTCTGGGGCGGCATGCGAGTGTCCTTGCTTGACTCGGAAGTGCTTGAAGGATTAGGTACATAAAAAGTTGGTCGATATCTACTTGTTGTTCGAGGAATCTGGTGGTAGGATTCTGCCCGTGAGAAAAGCTATTACACCTGTGATCGCTTTCGTGGTCGTTTGCCTTTGGCTTGGATTATTGCCAGTTCCCCATCCGCACAACTTGTTGGTTGCATTTCTTAGCGTGCTGTTCTTGGG